GAAGAAGCTGATGATGATGAAGATGAACCAGCTGCTGATGAAGCTTATAGACTAATAATGCAGTTAAGTTATGATTGTGCTCCTACTAGGCTATACGATCAAAACCTGCTTAAACAAGCTAAGGCTACTATGTCTGAGATGCAGTTTAAACGAGAGTTTGGTGCTCAATTTGTAGATGAGAGTGATGGTTACTTTAGATTATCTAAAATGGCATCTTGTACGATAGCTGATGGGGAATTCCCAGCTGTTGAAGTCGTAGGAAACCCAAGCGATGACTACTTGCTTGCTTTTGACCCTAACTGGGCTGGAAATACAAGCGCTGACCACTTTGCAATGCATGTGTTTAAAGTTATGAGAGAAGAGCAGAAGATTTGCCTTGTTCATAGCTATGCAATAGCAGGAGTATCCTTAAAAGAACATATGAGATATTTTCTCTACGTCATTCAACATTTTAATATCGTTGGGATATGCGGAGACTACAACGGAGGTGTTCAATTTATTAATTCCTGTAACGAGAGCCAATTGTTTAAAACAGCCAAAGTTAATATTGGCGTTATAGAAGTAGACTTAGAAAAACCTGATCAATGGCATAACGATATACTTAGTTTTAAGAATCAATATAATCAGAAAGAAAGAAAGTATTGTATCTTAAGAAAGCCTACAGTTAACTGGATCAGAAGTGGTAATGAGATGTTACAAGCAGCTATAGACCATAAAAGAATACTATTTGCTTCCAGAGCGGTAGACGATCACTTTGATCAACAAAGAAAGAAGAATCTACCTATTGATAGTATAAAGTGGGATAATAAAATTACAGCTACTTCTAAAGGGGCTAAAATGATTGACCTTATCGATCAACAGAAAAGTAACATTGAGCTTACAAAGTCGGAATGCGCGAACATTGAGGTTACTACAAACCCCCAAGGCTCACAGTCATTTAACCTACCCCAAAACATTCGAAGACAAAAAGGACCGAATCGAGCACGTAAAGATTCTTATTCTGCTTTGATACTAGGTAATTGGTTCGGGAAGGTGTATTTTGATTCTTTGCACGTTAAACCTGAGAAGAAGCCTACTTCTACATTTATACCTTTTACAATTTGAAAAGTTATAAAGTAACTTTTATAACTTTAGTGTAACAATTGTTAACATGGAGGAAAAGCGCAAATACACGAAGAGATCTGAGTATTGGAATAAATTCAAAAGCAATGCTTCTAACAACAACTTAGACGAGTTATTTAAAGAGAATACTGAGTCTGATATTAATCCAGAGCTAGTTGGAGAATCTTTATATGAAAGTGTGGCTTCTAGGCTTCAACCCTCTAATAGAACTGCAAGCAGAAGTAATAATGTATCTCAGAACTTTGTAAAGGGTCGTTTTAAAAACATAGATGATGGACTTCTCCCATTTGATTATTCTCGTGATTCTGTAGACGCTAGAGATGCTATACAATTATGTCAAAAAGCTTACTTTAATGTACCTGCATTTCGTAGTACTATCGACATGCTTTCAGACTTCGCTGACTCTGATATCTACTTAGAAGGGGGTACAGAAAAATCTCGCAAGTTTGTAAACGCTTGGTTCAAGAGAATCAAGATACATGATATAAAATCTCAATATTTCCGAGAGTACTATCGATCAGGTAATGTTTTCTTATATAGAATCGACGGCAAACTTAAAATGCAAGATTCAGGTCAAATCTTAGAGACCTATGGTGCTACTAAAAAAAATGCACCTATACCCATTAAGTATATGGTTATCAATCCAACCGATGTTGCTACTAAGGGTTCTATTTCTTTTAATGATTTCCAATATTTCAAAGTACTTACTCCTTATGAAATTTCTAGATTAAAGAATCCTCAAACAGATCATGAGAAAGAGATGTACAATTCTCTGCCAGAAGATGTCCAGATTAGGATTAAAAACAATCAAGCTTCCACCTCTGAAAGACTGTATATAAGATTAGCATCTGATTTGTTACATGTGGTGTTCGCTAAGAAACAAGACTATGAGCCTTTGTCGATTCCTTATGGATTCACAGTGCTAGACGACATTAATAAGAAATTGGAGTTAAAAAAGATAGACCAAGCGATTTCTCGATCCATTGAAAATGTTGTACTTTTAGTCACTATGGGTGCAGAGCCAGATAAAGGCGGGGTAAATCACAAGGCTTTAGCCGCAATGCAAAACATCTTTAAGAACCAAAGCGTTGGTCGAGTGCTTGTTTCAGATTATACAACTAAAGCAGACTTTGTTATACCTGACTTGCGAAAAGTTGTTGGGCCTGAAAAGTATGAAGTTCTAAATAGAGATATTCAAGAGGGATTGCAAAATGTGCTTATTGGAGACAATAAGTATGCCGACGGCCAATTAAAGATGAAGATCTTTATTCAACGTTTAGAAGAATCTCGCGATTTATTTATAAAAGAATTTCTCCAGCCAGAAATCCGTAGAATCTGTAAGTCTATTGGTATGAGATCTTGGCCTGAAGCAAAGTTGGTTAAAACAGACACATTGGATAATTCTGATATGACAAAACTTGCTACCAGAATGATGGAGCTTGGAGTTATAACCCCAGAGCAAGGAATGAAGGTTGTACATACAGGTGTTTTCCCAAAATCTGTAGACATGGACAAAGCTCAAGAAGAGTTTAAACAAAAAAGAGAAGAGGGTTACTACATGCCTCTTGTTAATAGCGTTAATCTATATCAAGAAGAAAAAGATGGCGGTTCCGAACCTGAAGTAAAAGAAAAGGCTGCTCCTATAGCTCCATCTGGAGGTAGACCAATTGGAGTATCTAATTCAAGCTTTTCGAAGAAACACATTATTAAGGCTACTCAAAAAGTTAGTGAATTTGAGTTAAAAGCATATAGAGACTTTGCTTTGAAATATGGTATAGATGAACTAGATGAGCAGAGAAAAGATCTTGTGTCTCAAGCTTGTGAAGCAATTATAGTTTCCAAAAAAGAAGACGAATGGGAAGAAGCATTATCAAGTGTTGTGGATAATATAGAGAATCTTTCTGATCTTCATATAGACAAAGATATACTTGATTTAGGGTGTAAACATCAACTTGATGACATGTCTGCTGCAATTTTATATCACTCAACCAATTTTTAAGTGTATAAAATAAATATGGAATTAAAAGATTACCTTCTAAGCAACTTTGATTGTAATATTAAAGCTCTGCATAAAGAAGACTTCGATAAGTTTGGGGTCTCTGAAGGCTCTATAGCGGAAGCTGCCAAATCTCTTATTCCAGAAGATTTTGATCCGTCTGATAATATAGACGTACTACCTGTAGTTTTTAATCTAGCTGTTGTTAATGAATTCAATAAGAACGGAGACGGGATTGATTCTGCTACAGCTGTTGACGCAGTTAAGAGGTTTATAAATAAGCCTATCAACATAGAGCATAAGAAACAAAAAATTGTAGGGCATATTATAAATGCTTCTTTCTCAGAGGAAGAATTTGATTTTAAAGACTATGATGTTACTTCATATGCCGACAAAACAAAACCTTACTACATTAATGCCGCAGGTTTGATCTATAGGAATATATTCCCAGATCTTGCCAAAGCTATTGAAGAAGCTTCTGAAGAAGAATCTTCCGAATATCAAAGCGTATCTACCAGTTGGGAGTTAGCTTTTAAAAATTATAAGGTCGTCTATGGGTCTGATAGACTAGACGAATGCCAAGTAGCCGAAGGAAAAGACGCCGAAGAACTTAAACAATATGTTAAAGGATTTGGTGGTAAAGGCAAGGATGAAAATGGTACTCCAGTACATCGTTTGATACATGGAGAGACCTATCCTTTAGGTGCAGCTTTAACCTATAACCCTGCCGCTAGGGTTAAAGGTGTTTATCTTATGGAAGATAAAAATGAAATTACTGATATTAAAAAATCAGAAAAAATTTCCCTCAATGCGGAAAACAATGTAAAAACCAATAAATTCGATATATTTGATATGGATACTGAACAATTCGAACAGTTAATGACCAAGGTAGCAGAAAACGTTGCCTCTGTAGTCAAGAAGGACGATCAAGCCAGCTCTGTTGGTGAGATTATGCGTGATGCTCTTTCCGAGCATTCCGAGACATGGAAATCAAAGGTTCAACTTGAAGCAGAAGCTCGTGAAAAAGCCGAACAAGACCTTGCTGAGATGAAAGCTTCTTTTGAAAGCGTTCAATCTGACTTGAGTGCTCTTAAGTCGGAAGTCGAAGCTCAGGCTGCTGTTGAACTTTTCAATTCCAGAATGACTTTCCTAGATGACACTTATGACTTCTCTAAAGAGGAGCTTGAGTATGTCGTCGCGGAATTAAAGGTCGTAGAAGCTTCTGACGAAGCTTTTGAGACATTCAAGGGTAAACTCACGGTTCTCTTTGCTCACAAGGCTAAGGAGGCTATTGCCGCTCACGAAGAAGAGATTAATTCTCGTATCGAGGAAGCTATCGCTTCTAAAGTACAAGAGGCTACTTCTCCAGAGCCAGAGGTTTCAGAAGCCTCTGAAGAGGAAGAACTTGAAGTCGAAGAGACCACCGAAGCATCTCTCCCAAATAATAATGGGGAAGCTGCAGAACAAATTTCTTTGATCAACAAATTAAAAGAAAACTTCTCTGTAGAAGTTACAAAATAAACAAAAAAATCTAACTTAATTATATTATTATGGCTAGCGAAATTACAAATATGCTCCCCTTCCGTCAATATAACGACAACGATGTTGTCAATATGTTTGCTCTGGAAGATGCTAGTACCTCTATTGGTGCTGGTACTGTTGTGAAGGTTAAGGACACCACTGATGGTCTTAACGCTGATTTTGCCCACGGGCAAGCTGGAGACAACTACCTTAATGTACAAGGTAATGCTTACTCTCCTGAAATCGTAAATCCCCTCAAGGTTCAAAAAGCTGGGGCAGGAGACATTGCTCTCGGAATCACTCTTCGCGATGTTCGCGAGACTGATGAGAATGGAGAGAAACTTCGTTTCTACCCTCAGAAAAAAGAAGAACTTCAGTGCGTTGTCTCTGGAGAGACTATTCCTGTCGCGACCAAGGGCATTTTCACCCTTATGGCAAGCGCCTTCTCAGGCTCTGTTGTTCCTGCTCCTCTCGCTGAGTTGAAGGTTTCTGCTGGCGGTACTCTTGCTATTAAT